AGATATAGCGGAAAAGAATAATGTAAAAAATGAACCTTAACTTATGTTATTAACTCCCACACAAAAAATAGTAGCAAGAGATAGACATAGATTTAGAGTTGTTGATGCTGGGAGAAGATGGGGAAAAACTATTTTATCTAGTGAAGAAATAAAAGGCAAGGCAATAGCAGATGAAACAAGAATAGCTTACATTGCTCCAACTTATGGGCAAGCTAGGGATATTATTTGGCAGATACTTGTAAAAGAATTAAAAGACGTTGCTGTTAAAATAAATGAAAGCAGATTAGAGATAGAAGTAAACAATCTTAAAGGAACAACGAGCTTAATTCAACTTAGAGGCTGGGAAAGTATAGAAACTCTTAGAGGACAAAAGTTTCATTTTATTGTTATTGATGAAGTAGCAATGATGAAAAACTTTTGGGTATATTGGCAGGAAGTTATAATTCCAACATTAACCGATACAAGGGGGGAAGTATTATTTACTTCTACTCCTAAAGGATTTAATCATTTTTATGAACTTTACAATTTAGAGAATACTAATGAACACTGGAAATCTTTTCATTTTACTACCTATGATAATTCGCACATTCCAACTGAAGAAATAGATAAACTTAAACTTCAGATGACTGAAGATAGATTCGCTCAAGAGTATTTAGGTGAATTTAGGAAAGTTGAAGGATTAGTTTATAAAGAATTTAACCGAGAGAGACATCTTTACAAAGAATTACCAAAAGATGTAAACTTTATAGAGAAAATTGTTGGAGTTGATTTTGGCTTTACTAATCCAACTGCAATTTATTTAATTTACAAAGATTATGATAATAGATATTGGGTAGACTGGGAATGGTATAAAACAGGCCAGACCAATGACCAAATAGTTGAGGTTATTGCTTCACTTAAAGCTAACAAGGTATATGCTGACCCAGAGGCTCCCGAGAAAATAGCTGAGCTTAAAGCTAAGGGAATAAATTGTTTAGAGGTTAGAAAGGGCAAAGATTCAATTAAGAACGGAATAGATAAAATAAGAGAATTATTAAAACAAAATAGATTATTTATTAACCATTCCTGTCAAAATTTAATTTTTGAATTTGAAACTTACCAATATCCAGATAAACGGCCAGATAATCCAGAACCAGAAATCCCCATAAAAGAGAATGATCACGGATTAGATGCCATTAGATATGCTATTACCTCTAATTGTATAGAAACAACAATCATAAATGATATTTTTCTTAAAAGGGAAATAGAACTTAATCGACAACAATTGCCCATTCAATGGGAATAAAAATAATATATGAACGCACAAAATATTTTCGCTCAAACAAGACAAGAAGTATCTGATTTCATTAATAATTATATCAATATAGTTGATGGTTATTCATTTAACCAATATCAAACGATAAAAAAATGCCATCTTTATTATAATTCACATTTCGTTAGCGGTGATGTTGATTCTAATGGGAGAAAAAAGATTTTCTTTAACATTGTAAAATCACCTTGTAAAGTTGCTTCTCGCTTTCTCAATTTTGATACTAAAAATATCCGTTTAATATCTAACAGAAGGGAAGCAGAAATGTCTACCTTTTTATTGGAAAAAGAAATTAAAAATTGGATGAAAGATAACAAGGTAGCCATAACCCTAAACAAAATTGCCGAGAAAGCCCCCATTTATGGCTCAGTTGTATTAAAGAAAACAAAGAAAGGTGCTGAAATCGTAGATTTACGTAGATTAATTTTGGACCAAACCGTAGAAACAATTACTGATTCAAGGTTTATTATTTTGGAACATAATTTGACACCTACACAGGTTAGAGCTAAGGCAAAAGATGGTTGGGAGAATATTGAAGAAGTTATTAATAAGTTTTATGTTCACAATGCTCCGCAATCTTATATTCAAGACGGAAACTTAAATCAGGTTATATCAACTCCACTTATTAAGATACACGAACGTTATGGTGAAGTGCCTAAATCTTGGTTAGACGGAACAGAACCGAAAGAAAACGAAGAAATGGTAAGGTCATTATTTATTATCGCTGGTGTAGATAATTTTAGTGTTGGTGAAGATGGAAAAACCGTTATTAAAGAAGAAGGAGTTATTCTTTTTAAGTCAAAATGGCTAGATGAATATCCGTTTAAGGATTGTCATTATGATAAAACAGATGGAAGATGGCTCGGTGTCGGCGTTATTGAAGATTTATTTCAAATACAGGAAAGAGTTAATGAGCTATCTAATGAGAAACGAGAATCAATGAGTATAAGTTCAAAGCACATTTTTCAAACGCAAGACCAAACAATTATTAAGAATGTATTAAGGGATTTACCAAACGGAGCAGTTATAATGGCGGGGCAAAATGGCGGTTTGGTTCCATTAGCTAACGAGGAAAGAAACTTATCGGCCTTTACCCAAGAAGAACAAAAATATATTAGTCAGGCAAAAGAACTTACTTTTTCTTTTGATGCTACTCGTGGCGAAAGTTTACCAGCTACAATGCCAGCCACTAATGCCGTCATTCAGGATAGAAATGTTAAATCAGTATACGGAGTAAAGCGGGAAAATCTAGCTAATATGCTTCGCTTTTTCTTTACTGACTTAATCATACCGCAGGCCATAAAAGATTTAACATTGGAACACGTTTTACATTTTACTGGTTCAACCGAAGAATTAGCCAAATTAGATAGCGCTTTTGTCAAAGAGCTTTCTAATAGAAGAGCTATTGATTTATTATTAGATGGACAATATATAGATGAGCAAGTAATGGAAACCATTAGACAAGATATTTCAAATCAGTTAAAAGAGATGGGAGCCGATAGATTTATTTTAATTAAAGATGGGTTTTATAAAGATGCTGACTTTACTTTTGACATTAACATTGAAAATGAACAGGAAGATAGCCAGTTGATTACTTCTAATTTATTTGCTATATTTCAAGCGTTAGCTAGTAATCCAGCAATTTTACAAGACCCAGTTATCAGGACGTTATTTTATGAATATGCTGAAAGAGTTGGGGTTAGCCCGATGAAAATAGAAATTGCCAATCTAGAAAAAACACAGACGGAGCAAACACAACAACCACCACAGCAGTTATTGGCTCCAGCTCCTATTAAAGGAAAGCCAGCTCAAGCAGTTAATCAGGAAAGTCCGCAAGTAGCAGTATAAAATTAAAAATATATGTTTAGTTCAGAACAACTAATAAAACTAAAAAGATTATTTCAAGACCCCGATTGGAAATTGGTAGATAAAATGTTAAGAGAATACATTGAACCCCTGCTAAACATTCAAAATGTTGATTTAAGTGATTTAAATAGAGGCGTTAAGGGGGAAATAAAGGCAAAAATACAATTTTATTTATTAATTGATAAGTTTTTGAAGGATGCTCAGGTAATAGCTGAATCTAAAGAAATATCAGAAGTTAACAATAAAGATTCAATGGAATAATTAGAAATAATTATATTCGGGTTAAAGGAACACCCTTTAAAAGTTCCATAACGAGCTGTCGTAAACAGCAATCAAAAATATGTCAGAAAAATTAGACATTGAGAACATCAACTCTTCAAATGATGCGGACGTCAACGATAATGACGACAATGTGGGAGAAAACAACAACGATGACAACAATGACAATACTCCCACCCTTGAAGATTATCAAAGAGTTTTTGAGGAAAAGAAACAGCTAGAGGAGAAAAACAAGAAATTGTATGCTCGCCTAGCCAAGTTGTCATCAAATCTTAAAGGGCAGGCAGTATCACATTCAGAAGATGTTAACGACAAATTAGAAAGGCTGGAGTTAAAAACAGAAGGTTTTAGTGACGAAGAAATTGATTTTCTAAGACCTTATGGTGGCAAGAAAGCTCTTGAAAATCCTTATGTGAAGTCAGCCATTGACATTATGCGTGAGAAGGCAAAAGCCGAATCAGCAGTTGTTGATGTTGACAGCACAAAGTCGGATATTGAGAAGAAATATACCGCTGACCAGCTAAAAAATATGCCGTTAGAAGAGCTGGAAAAAATACTGCCAAAAGCGTAATCGTTAAAAACTGATGCCCGAGTTCTTGTTAATTATTAACAAGTTGATTACGATGTTAAGTTAATATAATTTGTATGGCTGCTAATGTTACTACTTCAACCTTATCTAATTTGATGCAAATCTATTATGATAAGGTATTTCTAGACCGTGCTGAACTTGCCCTACAATACGATTTCGGTGCACAAAAAAAGGTAATGCCAAAAAATAGTGGTAAGACTATTTACTTTAATCGCTTTTCACCGTTACCAGTTGCTACTAGTCCTTTAAGTGAGGGTTCTAGCTCCTTAACTGGTGTTGCGATGTCTAGCACTATTGTTTCAGCCACTATCGCTGAATATGGCAATTATTCTTCTGTTTCATCTCTGTTTGATATGACTTCTCTTGACGAAGGATTAAAAGAACACGTTGAGGTGATGGCTCAAAATGCTGGTGAAACACTAGATACCTTAATTGCTGCTGAGTTATCTGCTAATGCTACCGTTCAGCTTGCTGGCGGTAAATCTGCTTTAAGTGCAGTAGAAAGCACTGATACCTTAACTGGTGCTGAAATTCGTAAGGCTGTCCGCACGTTAAAGAAAAACAAAGCCAAAACTTTTGATGATGGGCTATTTCGTGCTGTTATTCCCGTAAGTGCTGCTTATGACTTACGTGGTAATAGCGAATGGTTAAACGCTAACACCTATGTAAACAACGAGCTTTATAAAAATGGTCAAGTTGGTGTTTTACACGGTGTGCGTTTTGTTGAAACCAATAACGAGGTAACTCAGAGTTCAACCACTACGGTTTATCATACTTATGTGTTTGGTAAAAATGCTTATGGTATGTTAAGCCTAGAGGGTCAACCCGAAAGCCGAATTATTATCAAAACTCCTGGTCCAAATGACACTTCTAATCCGTTAGATATGTATTCTACTGTTGGTTGGAAAGCTTATTTTGTTGCCAAAGTTTTGAATTCTGATTGGGTGATTGCCATCAAGAGTGGAGCTACTGCTTAATTAACAAAATAATATTGTTCCCGCTTGAGTATTCAGACACGCCGATATACTCAAGCGTGGCGTGTGAATAATATGACAATACAAGAATTAGAAACAAAATTGAAAGAAATAGATAAAAATATTGTTATTAATGACCTTTCACAATATGGTGTAACCGATGTGGTAGAAATTGCTTATAACTATAATGGTAAAATGGTTAATATTTGTGCTTGTCCATCAAAAGAAGTAAAGGAAGAGTTTGACCCAGATTATAAAGATGAATATGGCAGGCCACACAGAACGGTTGGAGCAGTTTTATCAATGGCTCAAAACTTTATGAATCTATGGAATAATGAACCTGGATTTATAGAGTTAATGACCTGTAATGAAAAAGATTTATGACCAAGATTCTTTTTACTAATAGGCCGAAAGATGTTTGGATTGGTGGTGACTATATCCAAATGGAACGAACTGCTGAAGAATTAGAAAAGCTTGGAGTTGGAGTAGAAATTATTGAAAGCGGATTATTAAGACCTGCATTAAGAATAAGAGAGTTTGACATTGTTCATAACTTTAACTT